GGTTAGCTACCCATAAATTGAATACTGAAGAATTTATGGTTAGAAAAAAGAACTTTCTCGTGCCAACAAAGAAAGAAGGTCATACTCTAATAAACAACTTACCATTAAGCGCTTATAGTACAAAATTAGCAATTATCAGGCGTATCATTGAAATAGCTTTTGGGTTCAAGACTAAAAGATTTTCATTAGAAAAGATAATCATATTCATATCAAAAAGATTAGGATTGTGTATTGCTAATATTTTCCAGTTTTTAATGTTAATTATACCATACTGTACAGTAGATGCTATATCAATAATAGCTACATGTTTAAAGTATTTGTACAAAAACTATGTTATTAAAAAACGCTACATTAAACCATTGAACTACCCAGGTTCATTAACTACTGAACATGCTGAATCACACACTATAGATTTGTTTGGAAATTTTAAATGTACAAAAACATTACCGTTTAATATAACACAGGGAAAATTTTTACAACAAAGAGCCCCGTTATTTTTAGGTAATGCATGTCCTAGGATACCCTCTTATCCACATGGATCAGCATCAATGGAAGGTATAACCATAGCAGATAGAACTTTAGCAGCCAGTTTCACAGCTAATGAAGATGACGTAAAAGTTTTTAAAGAATTTTGCTATGATATTTATATACCAACATTAATGGAAGGAGTTGACTTTTATCTATTAACACATCCCGAAGAGCAATTCATTTATGACTTTCAAGAATATTTCAACCATTTATCATCCAAAAAACAAAAAGAGTTTAAAGATATTGACATTTACAAAATGTATTATCAACCCACTGGTAGAGTAGAAACTCTTCTGAAGAAAGAAAAAATCATGCCTTCAGATGATTTGGAGTTAAAAAGATTTAGAATAGTAACAGTGCCACAAAAATTAGATAGATTAGTGGTTAATCCATTTTACTATGCTGTTGAAAAATTACTTAAAAAAGTGATGGTTGGTTTTGATAAAAATGCATCATTATCAGAATTCAATAAATATGTATCAGACACTTTTAAAAATAAGTCACAACGATCAAAAATAGGGGGTACAGATGTCTCTGGATTTGATATATCAATGAGAGATTTCATTATAGAAGTTACATCTGTAATAGAATTAATGCTCTTTCACAAAATTCTTAAATTTAAATGCCCTAACATAATACCACATATTGCTAATGTTAATATGGCAGTAAAATCTGTAAAGAATTTTTTGTGTATTATGAAGTGTAATGGAGTCATACCTTCAGGATATGGTAATACTAAGTCTAGAAATACATTAATAAATGATATATTAATGAAATGTGTGGCATATTTAGCAGGATTGATATTCAATATTCATATCTATGAAGATGTAGAAACTGACATTGACACATTTGCTACTGGTGATGACAATAGGTTTGCTGTAATGGAAGATAAAGTTGATGCATTTATTAAACATTTACATTGCGTATTTTCAGGTTTAACTGATAATCGTGGATTAGGCATGCAATTAAAGATATTACAATTTACTGATGGTTCATATTTTGAATATCTTTCGTTAGTATTTATTAGAAATAAATACAATAATGATTATTTTGCAATAAAATCACCTAGTAGGTTCCTTTCATTATCACCATGGACTGATAAACATAAAGATAATGATGAATTGCTACAAATGGCTTATTGTGAAGGGATAAGCCTTAAAGTTAATTATAGGAACACACCAATATTAACTCAATACGCTGATTTGCTTATTAGATGTGGAAAATCAGTAGATCAGGAAAAATATGATGATTTAATGGATTGGCAAAATTTTTCCGTTGACATAACACAAGCATATAAGAAAACTTCAATTTTAAGTAATCATGAAATGGAGTCATTTTATGACTATATGTGGAGCAGACACTCAGTTACAAAAAATGAGATCGATGACTTTGCTACTACAATAACAGAATTACCATCCCTGTTTGTAAAAATTGAAAATTCTATAGTGGATAAACTACAATCAACCAAGAACAATGGACAATGTGTTGTAAATGGTGAACTAATTGATATTCCTGATAGTTATCCATCACCTAACATAGTTAAAGAGGATGAAAATGGTGAGGTATACTGCTTAACAACACAACTTAAACTAGTTACTAGGCAGTTTGCTAATATAGAAGATTATAATGCAGGTTCATACACATCAAAGAATAATTTTAAGATAACTACACCTTGTATGTTTTCTTTAGAATCTAGTTATTATCCAATAATACCAGAG